CGGATGAATCAGCTTCGGTCCAGGCTTTGCAACCGGGCAGCCGGTGGGCGATGGCAGCGGTAACGGTGCGCAAGACCTGCTGGCGGTGTGCCTTGCCGAGGGTGATGGTCATCTCAGCGATCAGGTCGCTGTGCGCAAGCATCAGGCGCTGCTCTGAAGGCTCCAAGGGTACGGGGATTCCCAGCCGGGTGGAGAGGATGCGGATGGCCAGGCGCTGGGCTTCGATCTCGCTGTGACCGCTGGTCAGCAGGGCATCGGCAAGGCGTGATGATTCGCGGGTGACCACGGCTTGGTATTCATGCTCACGGATGGCGATCTCTTCACCAGCCAGCAGCGAGCCGAAGACGGGGAACTCAAGGGAGCAGACTTCACCGTTGACGGTGGCTGAAATGGTGCGCGTCTCGCGCTTGGGCGCGACAACGAACGGAAGTTGAGGCACGACAGCGCCGGGGTGGGGTGTCGTAGGTTTCCGGCTTAGCGGCGGAGCTGCGCTAGCCAGACGTTCCTGAGGCGATCGGCGACGTTGTAGGTGACGATGCCGGAGACGTTTTCCTGTCCGAGTACGGCGCGGGTCCAAGGGCGGGCGGGGAGTTGCACGCGGCGTGCGTTGCGGTTGCCCCATGGGAAGATCAGGGCGCCTTCATGCACGGCGGTGGCGTAGTTCGCTGACCATGTGAAGGTGGCCTGATACGGGCCGGTCATCTGGTACGAGCCGGATTGCCGGAGGCTGCCGGTGTCGATGATGTTGCGTGGGCTGCCGGCAGTGCCAACGGTGCGCTTGGTTTCACGGGGCCATGCCCAGGCCTGAGCGGTGAAGGATTGCTGGAAGGCGCCATAGAGCTCACCCATCACGATCTCGGTGGCCCGTTGCGCGGCCTGTTCAGCGAGCTTGGCGAGGTTGCCTGATTCAACCGTGACGCGAACTGACATCAGCCTGCTGCTTGGAACTCAATTCGGATCTTGTCACCCAGGACGGATCGAACCTCCGCACCAATACCACCAGTGCCGAAGGGATCTGCCAGGCCAACGATCGTCACCTCACCTTGCTGCGCTGGCTGGGTAATCGTCGGCAGCTGCTCCAGCACCGTGAGGATCCCCCGGCCATTGGAACCAGGCAGCAGCCCTGCAGGCGCCAGGCCGGTTGTGGTCCATGTGAAGGCTGACCGTGCCGCCAGCCATGAGGTATTGGCCGGCAGCGCTGCCCATTGGGTGATGTAGCCGTCCAGCACCTGCCGGCGTGGATCGATGCTGGGCAGGCCTGTCGCGGGGTCAGTGCCGCTGTTCTTGGCGAAACACTCAACCACCCAGCTACCGGCTGCAGCCGGCACACCAGAACGGAAGTTTGCTGGTGCGACCGGCTGGGGCAGCAGGATCCGCAGGTTGGCGTAGGGCGCGAGGTCAGTTGCCATCAGCGGCGGCTGGTGCCACGGTTCCGCTCAAGTTTCCGCACCTTCGCTGCAGCAGCCTGCGCACGCTTCACGTTGGCGCGGATATTGGTAGCACCGGAATCTTTGCGGCCGCTGAGACCACGGGTTGAGGTGCGGCCACCGGCAAGCATCTTGGCCTCACGTGCGGCGGATGTAGCAGCCTTGTAGGCAGCCTTCGCCTTGCTGCTGCTGGCCTTGCTGCTGAACTGTTTGGTGCGTGCGGATTGGGCAGCCTTGGCAGTTGCTGCAGCAGCGCGACGTGCGGCCTTATTGCCCGAGCCACGGTTTGATTGAGCAGCAACCTTGGATTGCTGCTGAGCGCGAACGTAGCTGGTGCGTGCGCTGGAGTTCTTGCGGCCAGCGAGGGCGTTGCTGCTAACTTCCTTGACCAGCTTCTGCTTACGCTCAGCCACATTGCTGGACTTGGATTTGGCTTTGCCTTTACTACCACTTCCCTTGCGTCCACCGCCGCCACCAGTGCTAGCGAAGCGACCGATGCGATCACGTTTGTACGTTCTAGCCATTGCGGAGGGAGATCAGGTAGCTGATCTAGCTTTCCTGTCTGAACTCAGCTCCGCATCAGCCGTGCGCTGGAACCGTCGCCACCGTCGTAGGGCTTGATGCCGAGTGCCTGGAGGATCTTGTGTTTCAGCTGCGCCATGCGTGCGGCGAGTACACCGCCAGCGGTAGCGTCAGCCCGGCCACCAGAGACGGTGCGAACCTTGAGCAGCGAGGTATCCCACTCCAGCACGTCAGCTTTCTTCTGCCGGTCCTGACGGGTGAGTGTGGTGCCAGGGATCGGCCCTTCATACTCTTGCGCGTTGCTCAGGTGGGCGGTGCCTGCGGCGACCTGATCAGACCAGTCCTGTTCGAGGTCTTCGATCTCATCAATCCATGCCTGACAGCGTGCAACGGTGCCGGGTGACACGTCTGCAGCGCGGTTGAGGATGGTTGTGAGGATCGTGAGGTTGTATTCGGAAACGGGCCAGAGGGCATAACCACGAATGAGCTCGCGATCATCGCGGGCGCTGCCGGCATTCGGCCGCCAGAGCGGGTTAAGGGTTGGAACTGCCATGGCCTAGGTTTCCTGAGACAGGATCCAATCCTTCAGCTCGGCCACGTACTGCCTGAGCTGGTGTGCGAGGCGTGCATGGCGGCCGTCACCAGTGGAGCGGTAGAGGTGTTCGTGACGGTCGATCGCGTCGAGGGATTGTTTGATCAGCGGATTCCATGGCGCCCGTGTAGGCGTGTCCCATTCGCGGGCCATGGTGTAGCGGCGTGCGTGGTGCTTGAGGTTTCCGTAGCGGTCACCACTCCCCTTCCCGCCAAACCCTGAGCACCTTCGCGCCAGGTCCCGCCAGCTCTAGGGCAGTGGCGATGGCCTGGGCCTGGGTGACGGCGTAGAGCTCGATGGGGCCGGTGGTGAGCTGGACGTGGTAGAGGCGGGGGATCATCGTTTCAGGTGCCATTCGCCGTTGGCGTCTTGCTCACCCAGCCGCTGCACCAGGGTGAGGTTGGTGGTGTTTCTGGGATGCATGGTCGTGCGCAGTCCAGCCTTGCCGCTCATGCTCCAGTAGCAGGTCAGGTAGCCGAACTGGCGTTCATCGGTGACGTACAGCAGCCCCATGCCGGGATGGCGCCAGATGTCGCCGGGTTGGAGGTGGTCAGGTGTCACTGGGCCTCCAGTTCGGTGGCGAGGGTGAGGAGTTCCGTCGATGCGTTGCAGCTGCCAAGGTGATCTGCTGCAGCGCGCAGGGCGGCGGCCAGGCACTGCTCCACCCAGTCATCATCAAAGGGGCCGCACAACTCGTAGCGCTCGTTGAATGCTGCCACGATCGCCCGAGCCGCTGGCGACAGTTCAGCCACGGTCGGCCTCCCGATCCAGCCAGTCGATCAGGGCCTTGGCGGTGGTGAACCTGAGATCCTTGGCAGCCGCCGCCGCCTCGCGGATTGCGGCGCGGGCTGTGCTGTAAGGCAGCTCACCGGCTTCCTGAGCAGCTTGAGTTTGGGGACCCATCGCCTCCGCCACCCTCCCCACCAACCCACCAGCAGGCCTCATCTCAGCACTGGCGGCGCGGAGTTCGGTCATGGCGGGATCAGGAGTCGGATCGGCGGCGTCCAACGCAATCAGGCGGTCGAGCTTGTCTTGTGGCGCCGCCTCCAGCGCCTCCACCCGCCGCACGATGGCGTCAACGCAGAACCTGTGGCTCTCGGCCTGCTCTAGCTGCGCGGCCTCTAGGGCTTCGATGCGGGCGCGGAGTTCGAGGATGCAGGATGCGGTACTGCGGTGTTCCCTGGTCCAGTGATCCTGATGCTCCCACTGCTCAGGCGTGGCGCGGTGTTGGTTGGTCACAGTTGCACCTCAGCTTCGACGATGTAATGCGGCGCCATCCCGATACTGTCAACTGACAGGTTAGTGACTCTTGCCCCGGTGCTCTCTGCAAACTGAGCCAGCAACGCGGCAATCGCTTTCTCTAGATCGACTTTCGCGACCTTGGCTTCTTTGATGTCCATGGTGTCTCCGTAGTGGGGTGAGCGATCAAGCAGCCAACAGCCGCCGAACCGTGGTGCGCGAACACCCCAGTCGATCAGCGATCCGTTGCTGTGTCCAGCCATCGCGGCGCCACCTGCGGGCGCGTTGCTGACGGGATTCCGTCAGCCACAGCAGGGACAGCACGGGGAGCAGTAACAGCACCAGGACGGTGCAGAAAACAGTTGTGGTCATGGCGGTTAACAGTGGTGTGGTGGCGTCGGCCGTCCGACTTCCGCATCATACCGCTGCGGTTGCCCAACTGCAACAACCTACGCCATCTTGCTCAGCCACAGCCGCCCACCGCCAGAGATCGACGCATGCAACACCGTCGCCACCTTATGCGCCTGGGCGTCCGGCAATTCCACTGCAGCAGCCCTCAGCGCTTGCCTGGTGGCGTCCTCATCCCGTGCGGACACGCAGGCATGGCACAGCAGAAAAGCGGCTAGATCGGGTGGGAGTTCCACTGTTGCTGTTGCGCAACTGCAAGGCTATTGTGGCAGTTCCCCACCAAGGTGCAGTTAATGCCCACCCAGACCACCGCACTCACCGGCGATGCGCTCAAGGCCAAGGTCGCTGAACTCGGCCCGCAGCCCGAATCCGACATCGCCATCGCCTGCGGCTACATCACCGCCAACGGCAAAGCCAAGCTCTCAGCGTTCAAGGATGCCCTCCTGGCTGCCCATGGCCTGAGCCTCAAGCCCGCCAAGACCGGCGGCCGCAAGGGCAAACCGCTCTCCTTCACGGTCACGACCGGCAAGACCGGGAACATCGTGATGGCTGGCGGCTATTCCGCCCTGCTGGGTATCGAGCCTGGCGGCACTGTGCAGATCACCCATCAGGGTGATGCTCTGATCCTCACCGCTGCTGGTGTGCCGGCGCCTGCTGCTACGGCTGAGCCGGTCGCCGCGATCGGTTCGCCCGTCGTCACCTATGACTCTGTTCCCCAGCCTGAGCCTGCCCTGGCCGGTGCGGTTACTCCGTTCTGAACAACGGCACCGATTCATCTAGCGACGGCTGACCTTTCGGGTACAGCCGACGCTCTGATGCCGTAGGTGTACGCAATGCCCGTGCCAGTTCGGCGCGGGCTTTTTCAATGCTGATCTCTCGCGCTTTGGCGTAAGCCTCAACGCCACGCTCGTGTTCATCCCGCCAGCGTTTAGAATCCAGCAGAACATCCTGAGTTTCAGGATCGGATTCTTCGATTGCTTCGTTCGGTACAGGTATAGCAACGCATCGGCAGCGCGGATGGTAAGGAATTGGCGCCCGGTCTACCGGATAGATCCTCCCGTTCCTGCTGGCACACGTCGGGCAGGTCCGCTCATCATTCGATGCCAACACCCGCACGTAACCATCGCCGCGTTCACGCGCACGCTGCAGGCTGCCTTTCACGTAGGCGGTGGCCAGCTCCGACCTGGCGATCAACGCAGCACGCTGCTCAAGCCCTAGCCGTTGGTTGAGCCGTTTCGGGTCACGGGCGCCGCGTAGTGCTTCGCGAATCTGGCGTTCCAGGCGAGTGGGTCCCCAGCCACGAGCGATGCCTTCACCCACGATCTCAACGATCTGCGCACGAAACCGGGCCGTTTCGTTCTGAATGAACGCTGAGGCGTTCAATGCTGCAGCGCGAACGGCCAAGGGATCAGCGCCAGCGAAAGGCACCATCGAATCCGGCTGGCTGACCAGGGCAATCAGCTCCGTTGCCAGGTCGCTGCCCAGCTTGGTGGCCTCGCGCAGGTCACGTTCGTAGGACTCACGCCAGAATGCCACCTCAGTGGGCGTCATGAACTGCTGGGCATCCTGCAGGATCGCCCTGAACTTCGCGGTCGATTCGGCGGTGGTGTATGCACCGGGCCGGCGAGTGACCTGCCCTTCAGGGTCGGTTGTGATGCCGCCTATGTCGCTCAGGTAGGCGTTATACGACCGGCGAAGTGTGGTGAGCGTGCCGTCAAGCGAACGACGGAGCAGCGCGAGGGTGTTGTTGACGCTGCGCCGCTCCAGTTCCGCCAGGGTTTTGGCGTAGTCATCAGCGATGCCGGTGAGCTGCCGTGGCCCTGGTGTTGCCATTCAGCGATCAGGCAGCCTGGGGCATGACGCACGCGCCATCCATCGGCTCAGGGTCGTCGTCGTTCTCGGCATCATCGAAGGCGACCAGCAGATCATGCTTCACCATTTCGATGGCACCGACGATTTCCATCATGGACAGCGGATCGTCAAGATCCATCTGCTCCGAGACGGTGTTGTGCAGCGCTTCGTAGAGGCTTGCGGCAGACATGGCGGGTGGTGTCTGGGACGGCTTAGGTTTCCGGTTACAGCTCGCCCAGGTCGTTCAGGCCCACGTCATCGGCAGGTGCTGGACGTTCTGCACGGATGCGGTCCATTTCGTCCTCGACGCTGGTTGTGGCCTTGAGCCTGCCGGCGCGTTGCAGTTCTTCGATGGCTGATTGCACGGAGATGAGCTGCTCACCACCGGTTAGGTCTTGGAGTTGCTTGATGTCCGTTGCTTCCAGCGGCCGCTCAAACAGCGACGCGCTCATGGCGATGCCGGCATCTTCGGGGAGCTGCTCACCGGTGAACGCGCACCAGATCTGCATCAGTGACTGCACGGCGGATGCCTTGCGCTCAGCGATGCTGGCGATGGTCGCCTCAGTCTGCGCACCTTCAAGGCCGGCCTGTGTGGCGGTTTTCGTGCTGCCCGGATCGCCGTAGAGGAACCCGAGTGTCTGGCGGGAGATGAGCTTCTCAACCTCCTTAATCTGCTCCCGCTGTTCCGCCAGGCTGCTGGCTGATGGTTCTGCGAAGGAGAACGAACCGCCAGCATCGAGATCAACGATGCTGTTGGGCCCGATCACCAGCGGCTTGCGTGCCTCGCCGGGTGCAGGTGGCGTGCGGCCGATCGCGACGGGGACTGGCATCGCGCAGCGGCGGGTCTTGTTGCGCAGGTCTGAGCGTTGCTGGAAATGCTCAATGCTGTGCTCCACCACCTGCCGGAGCGGCAGCTCACCCTGGCCAAACCCGGCATGCTCGGCGGGATACCAGACCACGGGCGGGAAGGGTAGCGGCTGGCCGGATGGGGTCTGGTAGAGACCTTCGGATTCGACCGTGGCGGTGAGTTCGTTGGTGGCATCACGATCGATGCGGTAGACCGTCCAGCCTTCCCGCGTGATCACCTTGTAACGGGGAACGGTGCGCACACCAAACGGCGGGTCGGGTTCCTCCTGCAGCAGCAGGATGCCAACCTGCTGCAGTGTTTCGACGCCATTGTCAACGGTGGCGATCCAGTTGAGCACCTTGGCGCGAGGGTGCATCAGCGCATACGGTCTGCGGCCCTGGGCGATCTCTTCGGCAGCGTTCATCGGCCGACCGGCGGGCATGTCCACTGCCAGGAGCACACCACCATCACGGAGCATGAGGGTGTCGGCTTTTTCTAGCCATACCGATATGCTGTTGCCTTCTAGGTCGATGTTGTCCACGGCATCGGCCATGGACGGTGGTGGATTGGACAGCGAGAACTTGGAGAGGATGCCGGTAAAGGCAACGATGGAACTACGGAAGAAATCAGCGAAGACGGAGCAGTTCAGCCGGGATTGATAGGCATCATGCGGTTCTGCTGGTTCTTGCGGGAGGTACTTGGATTTGACGCCACGGAGCATGTGGAAGGCGTCGTAAGCGCGGTCCAGGTCTTCCTGCAGCTCGCGCAGGGTTGGGTGCCGATAGGAGGGCAGCCTTGAATCGTCGGATGGATGATCGAGATCGAGCTGCACTGCCCACGCCTGGCCGTCATGGGAGTTTTCCGGTTCAGGGAGCGGGCTCAGCGGCCGCGCAGGTTGCCTTGCCTTGGTAGAAGGGGACGCCTCGCTGTTGTTGGTTCAGAAGGCAGCCCCTGATGGCGTTCTGCGCTTTGCCCTCGATTAGGTAGCGCTCTGCCGATGAGAGCGATCCAATGGCCATCAACTCTTTAGCGGCTTTGGTCTTGAAATCAACCGAGCTGGCGAGACTACTGATCTCTTGCTGATACAACCTTTGCTCAGGGTTAACCGTTACTGGCTTTGGTGCTGGCTGATTGCGAACAACTGGCGGCAGCTGTTGCTGCGGTGGCGGAGCATCCGGCTGCAGATCAGGGATTTTGGTGACTGGAGCGGCTGGTGGTTGCGCTTCGACTGCAGGCGGCTGATCACGTGGCGGCGGTGGCATAACCGGCGGTGCGTACTGTGCCGACGGCCGGCCGATTGGCAGGAAGGCAAGGCTGGCGATAGCTGTTGCGATGCCGAGTGCAGCGGCAGGGATTAGCCAGATGGTGGGTTTCATGCTGGTGGGTGGGCTATCACCAGCATGGCCGAGGAAGCACCCAGGCGGGAATCGAACCCGCATCGCCCCGCAGCAGCGGAGCCGTCCTGTCCAGTTGGCTCGGACTGGGTGGGAAGGCCCAGGCGTGCGGAGCAGGGGCCTGGGCTCTGTCGTGTTAGGTTGCCAGCCTGGCCCGCGCAGCGGCAGCCTCCATCTGCAGGGCTCTCAGCCTGACGCGCTGCTGCTCTCGGCGATCTACCTGCTCAGGCGAGTTGTACCAACGCGATGCAGAGCCATGAACTGAGCAGGTAGATCGCCAAGCCAAGTGATCGGATAGCTGAGTGCCGATCCTGATCCGCCCGCAAGTGCAGGCAGCCTGCTCAGGCATTGCGCCCCTCCGCTGCAGCATCAGCAACCGCCGCCTCTGCATCCAGCCATTCCGCAACCTCGCCCCAGTCCCACATGTCCTGGTCGTAGACCTCGGCCACGATCTGCCGCAGCAGCACCGCCAGCTGTGATGGCGTCGGGTGCAGGCAGAACAGGCTGGGATGGTTGCGCAGGCGCAGCCAGAGCGGGTCTTTGGTCATGGCGTAGTGGTGGTGGTAAAAGAGTGACCCGCCGGTTTGGGCATCGTTGAGAGGCCTGGCGGGTGTTACTGGGTCAGGTTGCCGTGCGGCGCTGAGACCTGAGCTTGGCCATCCGCAATCGGTTCGTCTCTCGCCCATCCGGCGATCGTTTCCAGCAGATGGAACACAGCGGGGCCGTGCGTCGTGATCTCACCAGCCGGGAGCACGCCTGGCACGGCTGCGGAGCGTCGGGATCGGGCATGCCCCGCAAGCGGCGACGCCACCGTGCCGTCCTGGCGGTGCTGCTATCAGCCACGGCACTCCCCCAGTAGGGCGCGGGCGTCGCGCAGCAGCTGGAGCGCCTGCGTCAGTCGCTGGTCGTACTGCTCTGGCATCAGTCCCAGGGCGGCGAGATCGATGTAGATGCCGGTCAGTTGATCCCGGATCAGGTCGTGCATGTCGTAGTCGGTCATGGCGTGGTGCGTGGTGGTGTGGGTGAGTGTCAGCCCGCCTCGATGGCGTCCAGCTGGGCGGCCAGGGCGGCCTGCTGGCGCTCCACCAGGGCCGACAGCCGGGCGGTGTGCCGGGCAGTGCGCTGGAGCCGGCGCAGGGCCGCTCCGGTATCAGCCACCGGCTGTGGCGCCCACCCGTCGAGCAGGGCGTCCACCCGTGCGCTGGTGGCGTCCACCTCGGCCAGCAGGGCGTCGGTGTCGGTGGTGGGGGTGTGGTCCATGGCGTGGCGTGTGGCCGGTGTGAGGGGTCAGTGGGCCCCGCAGGGCCCCGTGGGGGTCACCCCCGTGGAGGGGTGACCGTGTAGCCCGCTGCCTCCAGCAGGGCGATGGCGGCGGCGATGCCGTCCGCCGGTAGTGCTGGCCGGCTGGCCGGTGTGTCGGCCAGCTCGGTGGCCAGCCCCCGGTAGAGCCGGGCATCGCTCTCGGCCAGATCCCGGAGGGTGGCGCGGAGCGTGTCGGTGATGACGCCCATGAGTGGTGGTGCGTGGGACTCCTCAAGTGTGCACTACATCGTCACCACGTAGCACACACGCCCAACCGGTACACCCGTACCAGAATCAGCCAGACCCGTTGCGCTGCAATGGATCTGGCCAGTGCGTACCAGTGACGAAGTGGCACACATAAGAACGAAGTGGCACACACGTTGCACACGAATCCGAGGCGAACTGTCACATAGTCGAGCTGATTTGGTATCCATTCACTACAGAACTGAGCCGCAGTGAACAGCGGTACTACCGCTGAAATACATTGCGGCAACAGGGGTCTATCGAAATGTATCCGCTTGGACCTGTGGATAACTCAGTTTCCACAGGTGTCACACTGCAGTGCGTTACATCCCGTCACGAATAGGGGTGAGCGTATGTACTACCGGTGCAAAATGGCTGCGCTGCAGTGGGTTTGATTGATAAGTAGTGCGGGTGTACCATCGCCCATGTCGCTGTAGTCGAAATGGGCGATGGTGTGTGGTTGGGGCGTTCAGATCAGGCTGGGTTGCCAGCTGTAGGCGCTGGACAGCGGCAGGCCTGCGTCGGTGCGGTGTGCTGGGTTCAGGCGGCAAGCGAGGGCGCCTGAGACTTCGGAGCGGATGGCGTCCCACCAGAGCTGACAGGCCTCGCGGTGGGTGTCGGCCACGACGTGCACGCCCTTGGGTAGTGCAGGCCGGTGGGGCTGGGGCTGGGTGAGGGACTCAAGGAACCAGCCGTCCATCCATACGGCGAAGGCTGGGGAGATCCACCGGGCGAGGTCAACGGCGAGGCGTGGGTGAACCCAGGTGCCGCGTAGGTGGTTGGGCCCGGTGGTGATGGACTGAATCAGCGTCCCCGGATTTTGCGGTGACCCATCTGAGAGGCCACCGCAGATTTGCGGCGACCCACCCAGGTGGCTTGCCAGCGCTGACACGTACTCCCTGGTGCGCTCAGAGCGGGCGTAGGTGAACCACTCCCTGCCGTTGGCCTGACACATCGCCGTGGCATTCACGAACCCATCGGCCTGCCGCCGCTCGATCGCGGTGCCATGCCAGTAGCGGGATTCCAGGCCATTGGTCACGGTCGGTTCGGGATAGGCCCACGCGGCGGGCATCTCCACGTCATCAAGAATCTGCGGCTGAACCACCGCAGCCACCAGAGATGTACCTGGGTCGGCCTCAGGTGCGCCACGGCGGCGACGCTGGTAGGCACGCATAGAGCAGCGGCTGCTGCACCACTTAGCGGCCTGGTGCTTGGCGGTGAAGGTGGCCCCACAGCAGGGGCAGTCACGGGTGAAGGTGCGCATCGCTCAGGCCTCCGTCATGACGATGGACAGGCTGCGCAGCTGCGGATAGACGCGCATGGCGTGATCGACAGCGGCCTGTGCATCGGCCACGGTGTCGAAGTCGTTGGGATAGCCCAGCTCCCATAGGGCGCGATCCATCGCGTCCGCAAAGGGGCCACAGTCCCACGCTGGGGACGGCGTGCAGGTCTTCATTTGAAATGCTCCGTTGATGATGCCCAGCACCTCTGCTGGACATTTCGAGCATAGCCCATAGAAAAGGGGCCGGCAACGCCAACCCCTCGCCGGAATGAAACCGGGCCTTCGGTACGGTTCCAGGCAGAGCTCAACGAAACTCCGCCACCGCGTCCATCCTTACGGGTAGGACCGACCCGGCATGTTCAGGCTACCGGCGGATCCTCAACCACCAAGCGGTAGCGGCCATCAGGCAGCCGCTCGACGCGGAACCACGCGCTTGGGTTGTCGTGGACGTAGACGGCGCCAAGGGCATGGGCCTCGGCTTCGGTGTCGAACTCAAGTAGGGAGTCCATGGCATAGCAGTGGTGGTGTGGTGGTGTTCACAGCGTAAGGGTTGCGGTTGGGCAATTGCAACGCTGCAGCAGATGCGGAGCGGGAAAGCCCGGCGGTTAGGCCGGGCGGGTGGCGGTGGATCAGTCCACCAGCTCGGTGATGATGCCCAACCGCTTGGCATTCCGCCAGATCTCGCGGGCCTCATCAACCGATTCGATCACTCGGTAGAAGCTGTCGCGACCCCATGTCTTAGAGATTCCGATGGTCTGATTGCTGCCAGAGCCAACTGAGCACTTGCTGAGCTTCCATGTGCGGCGCCGCAGCTCAGCACCGCTGAAAGTGCCGTTGTTGACCCAGACGGTCAGCAGCAGATCTGAGTTGTCACCGATGAAAGCATTGAGATCGCGCAGCTTGCCGGTAGCACCGCAGGCAAAGCAGTCGCCGTTCTGGATATGTGAGAAGTGTGGGAGCTTGCCGGAGCCACCGCAGAAGGGGCAGGTGCAGGTGGCGTTGCGGAGTTTGGTAACGGCCATGGCTGGTGGTGGTGTGGTGGTGAACCGTTCCGGTTCGGTCCCCTTACTGTAACCCGTGGCGGACACCAGCGCGACCACACCAGCAGGGGGCAGTTCACACAGCGTCACGTTTCCGGGCTTTTCGTTTCCGCTCCGCGTCAGCAGCCTTGCCCTCAGGCGTCAGCTTCCAGCACCTTGAGCACAGGGGCGCTGTGCGGTCGCTGATCACGCTCCGGCCGCACTCAGGACAGGTGGGCAGCTGGGGGAGCTCACCAGCCTGGCGGAGGCGGAACCTGGCGACCTTTTCGCGGGAGGGTTGGCGGGGCATTAGTCCCCACCCTCGATCGCATCGGCCAGCGCTAGGAGCGCGGCACGGCGACGCAAGAGGTCTGGGTGCGCCCTGCGAGGATCGGGCGGCTCCGGCAGCACCACCTCCACGGCGGCGCGGATGGCAGAGGCGTCGGTGCGGACGATGTTGCTGTAGCCGGCGCGATTTAGCGCCTTAGCAAACGCTGCGCGGAGCTCGGCGCGGGTGGGGATGGGCATGCCGGTGGTGGTGAGTGGGGTAGGTGCCAGATGGGCTCCGGCGGGCCGTGGGTGGTTAGGCGGTGGCCAGGTGCCCCCAGTTGCGCAACAGGACCGTTGCATCGGCTCGGTAGATCGCAGCTACTTCACGCATCATCTGGCGGGTGAGCACCACGCCAGAGCGGCGCAGATCAGCCAGGTGGTTCATCGTGCGGCCGTGGGCTGCATCGCGTGCGGCGCGGACTTCCTTGGTGATCTGCTGAGAGGTTTTGCCGGCGTTGCGTGCGGCGCAGGTGCGGCCGAAGAAGAACTCAGCGCCGGTGTCGTTGTTGCGCATCAGCACCGTGGCCTTGAGGTTTTGACGACCGCAGCAGTCGCAGGTCGTCACGGTGTCGTCGATGTGCAGGGCAGTCAGGTTCGCGTAGGTGGTCATCGGTGGTGCGGTGGTGGCGGGAGCTCGTCTCCCATGCACCTAATGTAACCCGTAGCGGACAGACTGACAACCACAGACCAGCCCAGTTAACAATCCGTCACGCCACCAGCAGCCCCAGCTGCAGCGCCGCTGCCTCCAATGCCTTCCTGCTCCGCTTCCGCCGGGGTGGTTTCGGCTCAGGCGTCACCAGCGGCACGCTCACCGCCAGCCCCAGCTGCAGCACCTCCGACAGCCGCCGGCCCTGCAGGATTGCCTTAACCCGGCGGTGGAACTGCTCCATCGGCCCGGCAGGGTATGCCAAACGTCTGGGGTTGGCCCACCACTTGAGCAGCAGCCCGCGATCAGCAGGGTGGATGTTCCCCCATGCGGTGGTGACCAGATCCTTCAGCGGATCGATGCGGGGCAGCTCCAGCTCGGGTACGTCGTAACCGTCGGCGCCGTGAATGTCGTCCAGGTTGGCGGTGCCGGTCATGCTGCCCAGCATCTCGTTCAGCTCAGAGATCGACAGCCCGGACTGCTCAGCCACTTCCTGGGTGGTGAGCGATGGATCACCCATCAGCCGCTGAACCTTCCCCCACTTCTCCCGCCACTTGTTGGGGAACTTGATGGCATGGCCTTTGTCCCTGAACCAGTGGAGGATTTCGCCGTTGATGAATGGGCAGACGATCGTTGATAGGGCATACGGCTGGCCGCTGCCGGGGTTGAGCCGGTCGGGGTCGTAGCGGCGGCAGCCACGAATCAGGCCAACGAACGCGATCGCTTCCAGGTCGTCATACGGCTGGCCGGTCTTGCGGTGGAACCGCCAGGCGGCCTGTCTGGCAAGGCCTAGGTTGGCGGTGATCAGATCCTCGCTGATCGCGGTGGGGGTGGGGAAGGTGGTTGCGGTCATGATCGGTGTTCTTCCAATACCCGCCGCAGGTTGTAGATGGCTCGCTGCCACCAGTGTTCGTGGCGGTCGCACCAATGATGGAGTGTTCGCAATTGGCGCGTGGCTGGATCAAACTCTGAAACAACAAAGTCAGCGGGCTGGCAGCAGCAGTCACACAGGATTTCGTGCGGCTGATCATCTAATGCGTTGGGGGTGGGGAAGGTGGTTACGGTCATGGGTGGGGCTCCGGTCGGCAGCACCGAATGGGCAGCAGCTGAACGCTGGAGGGCAGCCAGTGTTTTTCGCCGTACCAGGGGCCGTTGCTCCAGGCCCACTCCCAGCGGTATCCAGTCCAACGACCCCACCAGCAGAACCCAAGCGAGGTCGTGTCTTTCACATCCGGCCGACGCCCTGCCAGCGGGATGGGTCGAGGTGCGGGCCAACCCGGCCAGAACCGCCGCAGCAGTGAGCGGATCACAGCCCCACCTCCCGCTCACCGTTGCCAACGATGTAGGCCTGACCATCGGGCACGGGGCCACCAGGCCAGTGAGGCTTCGGCACGATGTGCAGCGGCGCAGGCCAGAACCCGTGGCGGGTGGGGATGTCGGCGCCGACAGCCAGCCAGGACCAGTCCGGTGAGCGCAGCAGTCTCCTGGTGAGCCGCTGCCAGAACGTGGTGCGCCACTCCACCCTGATTACTTCACCGGTGTCAGGGTCGCAGGCGAACACATGATCCAGCTGGCGGCCGGTGGCATCGAACACCCAGCAGCCTTGCGGGTGGCGCTCCAGGACCTCGGCGGCGGTGATCATCACAACCTCGCCTCCACCTCGACGCGGTAGCTGGCGGGAGCACCCAGCACGATCACAGGATCAATGAACACGCTGGTGACCGTGGTGCCGGTCTCAGCCGAGAACTCGCGCAGGCGATGAGCGATGATCTGCTCAAGCGCGGCCTTGGCCGCTTTGGCTTCGGGGATGGTGGTGGTCATGGCGTATGCGGTGGGTAAGTGATCACCTGAAACCCGGCGTCGTGGAGAGCCGGCGCTGCCTGGGTTTGAAGGTGTCGGCATCAGCGAACGGATCTGGTGGCGGTGCACCAGATCCACGGCCGTAGTGGACTGTGGAGACGCGCATCGGGCCGGTGCCCTGGACGTAGTTGACAGCCTGCGTGGTGGAGTCCACAAGGTCATCGAACGTGTCGCCAGGGAACCGCACCAGCTGCGACACCAGTACCGATAGCAGCGGGTGGTTACGCGGCAGCCAGACGCGGCCCTGGTTGAACTCAGGCGTTGCTGCATTGGCGCGGGCGATCTTCCCGCCAATGGGGTTCACAGCGATCACGCTGAACCCTGCAGCAGCACGCTTGAGGGTGGAGATCACTGCCGGACCGTTCGCCTTGTCTTCCACCAGCAGCTCACCGAATGCCCAGCGGGGCCAGAGGGCGGCGATGGAGTCCATGGTGCCGGCGAAGTCGAGCCGTTGGTTGAGCATGTCCAACAGCCACAGGCCGGCGCTGTCCTGGCCCCAGAGGGTGAAGGCCACCATGTCCGTGCCGGCTGAGTCTTTGAACGCGCAGTCGATCGATGCCAGGCGCCGCACGAATCGACCAGGGAGGGTGGCATCACCGGGTTGGCCGGGGCGATCGGCGGTGCCGTAGTACCGGAACATCTCCGCACTGAAGATCGTGCCCTTGCCAGGTGTTGGCCGCTGCTGGTACAGCGCCTCCCAATCACGGGTGGGTGTGTTGAGGCGTTTCTTGCGTGCCCATTCCTCGTCGTATCTGCTGGGGTCTAGCGCCTGGCCAGGTTCGCGGTCGTCAGGCTCGCGGGTGACCAGTGCCGGCAGTGGTTTGATCACCGGTTCAGCGATCATCGGCAGGCTGATCACATGCCAGGGTTCGGCCGCGTCGCCGTCGCCGTCGCGCTCGAGCTGCTCCACCTGCTGCAGCAGCCAGCCGATCAGGTCGGCCTCTGCCCAGCGGGTGTGGGTGATGAGCTTGATGCCACCCGGTTCTTCGCGGGTGTTCAGGACGGTTGACCACCAGTTGTAGAGCTGACGTCTATACGCTGCGGATTCGGCCTCCTCGCGGCCCTTGATCGGGTCATCCACGTTGAGGAAGTCAGCCGGCAGGCCGGTGCCCTTGCCGACGCCTGCAGCCCAGAACCCACCGAGGCCGCCAGCGGTTTTCCAGCGGTCTTTGCCGGTGCTGGAGGGGTGCAGCGTGCCACCAGAGGCGAGGTAGTAATCCCGTGCCGCCTCGCCGAACTCTGCAGCGAGCGTTTGGGTGTTGGCGCCCTGGCCCCAGGTGCGATCGGGGAACTTGCGGAGGAAGTACCCAGGCAGGAATCGGCTGAAGATGGTGGATTTGAAGTGCCGTGGCGGCAGCTCGACCATCAGCCGTGGCAGTTCACCATCAGCAACACGCTGGGCGATGGCGATGAGGCGGTTGGTGTGGCGGGTGAAGGGGAAGCTGGGGAAGACAGCGGCGATGTAGTCGCCGAAACTGCGGGTGTAGGGGGCAGTGGGTGGGATTGCGGAGACGGTGAGCTGCCCGAGCCTGGCCCTGGCGAGTGCTGCTGTGATCGGGTCAGCGGTCAGCATCGGGGACACCCAGCCCCTGCGCCTGCAGGTTCAGCAGCAGTCGAGTGCGTTGATCGTCGTTCAAGTCGGCTGCTTCGATGGCTTGAACGACCGTGCCAAGTGTGCGTTGAACAGCGCGACGCTCAGCGGCAGCATCGCTGAACTGATCGCGTGTAATTGGGTGATGCGTTAGGAGCCAGGTGATGGCGTTGACATTGCCTGATTCAGCTTGGCCGTGAAGGGATTGCAGGTAAGACTCTGCAATTTTGGAAACGCCCCTATTGATGACTCCCCACAATCTGCCTTCATTTGTTGACTCATCAGAATTGCGGCCTTTCTGAATCCAACGTTCCCAGGTTGTTTTTGCAACACCAAGCCTGGATGCCATGAGGGCATGGGGAAGGCCAAGATCTGCCATCTGCTGCGCCTTGGCGATGATCTCGTCAGTGAGCGTTGAAGGCCTACCGGCTGGCACTGGTGTGCGGGTGCGGTGATCGCCTACAGCTTAGCGGGTTGCGTTGCTGTTGGGCAACCGCATCAGGTGGCGGGCTCCAGGGCCACGTCAACGCCGTCTGGGGTGGGCCTAAGGCGTAGGAACACACCACCGAGCGATTTAGGCATCACGATGCGCTCGACGGCCCAGCCAGCGCCTTCTGCGAACTCTTCCTTGTAGGTGCCGGTCTGGACGTGCCAGCGCTGTGCGATGCGCTGGCGGCCGGCGGCCGTGAGGCGGTAGCACGGGTGGGAAACGATGGTGCGTTCGTGGTTATGACCGTTGACGTAGAGGTCGGCCTCTGCGACGGCTGCATAACGCATGCCACCGAGGGTGCCCTTGGTCACGATGCCGCCCCATGCACCGTGATGGAAGAACAGGGCAACGCGGCGGATGCGTTCACCACGGGTTTTACCGGGGCGGTAGAAGGTGAACCAGATCCAGCCTTGGTAGCGCATGTGTTCGACCGGTGAGCTGTAGCGATCCCGCATGAGGCGGGTCATGTTGCCGAGCGGGTCGATTTCGTTGTGGTTGATGATGGCGGTTTCATGGTTGCCATCGCTCATCATCAGGATGGTTTGCGCGAATGGTTTAAGCCATTCCGCGCATTCGCTGAATACTAGATCGAAGTAATTGCTACCGAGGTGCTCAGGGCGGATGGAGCCCTTGGAGCCACGACGGTCTTTCTTGCCCTGCATCAGGCAAAGGATGTCACCGAAAAAGAGGGCATGACCGCCACGACCCTGAACGTGCTTGAGGTGTTTGCGCAGGAGCTCGCGGTCACAGTGTGGGTTGTCGAGGTGAATGTCTGATGCGAGTAGGAACTCGTGCGGATCAGCGTGGCTGTATGGGATGCGGATTTCCAACAGCTCAGGGCTGTGGCGGATCAGCTGGAGCTTGCTGAGCGTCACCCGGTCTGTTGCTGTTGCTGCAGTTTGCCTGCCGAGAGCGGATGTGTTGCGGGTGGGCAACGGATCCAGGGGGTTGCCAACTTCCAACCTCTGCCAACCTTTGTCTTAGGAGGCAGGAAAACGGCTATTCCTGCCTCCTACCCCCCTATCTCCCCTCTTTTTATCAATTCTTCTTAAGAGGTTAGAAGGTTAGCAAGGGTAGAAGACGCCATGCGCCGCAGCCGATTTGCCGCTGCTAACCTCTGCCGACCAGGTTGGCAATCCCGTCAGTCCAGGGTGGGTCCCAGGATGAGACAAAAAAAGAGGTCAGCAAGTTGCCGACCTGGGAGGGCGATGGTTAGCAGCTGCTCAGCCCTTGGTGAACACCCACCGTTGGACACCAGCAACGCTACGCCGAGCCTTGCCGTAGCCGAGTTCACGCATAATGGTGGCCACCTGCATTTGATCAGCACGGGTCTGCCGTTCAGTGGGCTTAGCGATGGCTTTGCTGAGGATCGTCTCTGATGTGAGTTCAGCGTTGAAATTACTGGGCCTGGACAGCCAGTCAACGATGGGCGTCTTCCACGGGTTTTCCACCTGATAGTTTTCGTTCTCTTGGCTGACGATCGTGGCCAGTTCAGGCGGCAGGAAGTTGGCTTCGCCGTCGCGGTAGGCCTTGACAGCACCAGCCCAGATGGCGTCCCTTTCGGCCATAAGGTTGGGCGTGTCGATTGGTTTGGTTTCGGTGCAAGTTGTGGGAACCACCCAGAAGCGGCGGTTGCCGGTGTCATCTTGGAGGAAGCCGGTTGAGCGGTTTGTTGAGCCAACGATGATCCCGCGCCTGGGGAATGCTTCGGTGGCCTTGCCGTAGGGCACGCGGAATAGGTCGGTTGATTGGGAAAGGAACGATTTGATCTGGCCGGCGTGCTTTCGGCCCATGATGTGGTCGAGTTCCGCCCATTCCATGATCCATGAGCGGTGCAGAACCATTAGGTCGTCTTTGCTGGAGATGTCGCCTAGGGCATCAGAAAAGAACGCGCCGCCGAGGGCAGACCAGAAGGATGATTTGCGGGCGCCTTGCTCACCCATCAGGACGCAAGCGGTATCGTGTTTGCAGCCCGGCTCAAAGATCCGTTTTACGGCACCGATGAGGGTGCACCGGATCATGTGGTCGTAGATGGTGGTTTTGCCTAAGTCTGCGTCTTCGGGCCTGAGGTATGCGCTTGCTAGGCCGCCGATGTAGGCCGGCTCAACCGTGGCGGCGACGTGCTCCAGGTAGAGCGCCACGGGGTCGTAGGGGTGTTCGTGCGCCACCTGGACCAGGCAGTCCACCGCGAGCTCCTTCGAGACCTTGTAGCCCTGCTCGGCGAGCGAGAGGTAGAACCGCTCGGCGCCTTCCAGCACGGCGCCGTCCATCTCGATCTGTTGGCTGAATCGGTTGAACCGGATCCGGTCGGAGCCAGCCTGTGCGCGAAGCATGGTGAGCAGCTCAGCTGCGTCCACGGGCTGCAGCTTGCCGGGTGATGACGAGATTCCTTGGTTGAGTTCAGAGACCTGCTTGGCCAGGCCTTTGATCTTCGCCTTTGTGCGCTCGAAATCTGGCGAGCTTGGTTGGAGCCCCTTGAGCGTGGATCGTGCTTCCTTTAGTTCCGACTCCAGTTCACCGATCGTCTTAGCGTTAGGCGAGGAAGCCAGAGCAGTGGTTCTAGGCGGCAGCGCCGGCCTGGCAGTCCGGGTGTGGAACCTCAGCCGTGATTCGAGCTTGTCGAGGGGGGTGCCGGGGTGTGGGTTGTGCGCGGCCGCGCCATCGAAGCGCTTGCGGGCCTTGCGTGCGTCGAAGTCCCTGGCCTTGGCCTGAGCTGCTGAGATGTGCTGCTCAAAGGCCTCAGCCGCTGTGATGTCGGGGCGATGGCCCTGATCGATGATCCATTGCTCGGTACCCTGCAGGTCGAGGGCCAGCTTGAGCTGATCGTCATTCCACTGACCAGGCGTGCCGCCGGTTTCAACGAGAGTACGGCTGTCAAGAGTGATGAAGTCCAGCAACGGCAGGGTTGCTGGGATGGTGGGTTGAGGTGCGGCAGTAAGCAGCGGTGTGGGTTGCGGCTCGGGATCCTCGAATAACAGGGCGATCAGAGATTCTGGTGCCTCAGCAACCCCGGCTTCTGCGGGTGATCGGCCTTTGATCCAGCGGTAGCTGCCGGTGATGGGGTGAGCGCCGATGACGACGGACTGGTGACGATTCCAGCGAAGGTCGAGCTGCTCAGCCTTGCCGTCAGCGTCCACCTTGCCAGTGTCGAAGACGCGGCGGTTACGCATCCTGGGCCAGTAGCGCTCAGGCACCGTGAACAGCACCTGAAAGCGGCCATCGCGGCCAGAGGTGCAGGTGGCGGTTTTGGGGAGGCTGCGGGGCGGGATGCCTAGTTTTTCGAGCTGCTCAGTCGCTGATATGCCGTCGTGATCTAGGAACAGGAGGCCGCCTGAAAGCGGGCCAGCGATGACGCCGATGGCTTTGGCCTTAACGATCCTCTTCTCAGTCTTATCTCCTACCTTGAACTCGATTTCGCTGCCAATGGTGATCTCTTTGGCGGCTTGCTCCTTGGTGAGGGGATTGGCTTGCCAGTTGTCTAGGTATGGCCGCTTGTTGCCGCTGACGGCAACGAGTCCCCAGGATGCTGGGAGCTCCTGGAGCTGTTCTAGGAGCGTTGGCATCGTCAGTTGCGGGTCTGGTAACGAGCGAACGCCTCACGGCGCCGGTGGATCTCTGCGTGGCACTCAGCGCAGACCAGTTGAAGGTTTGCCGGGTCGTCAGTGCCGCCATGCTTCACCTCGATGATGTGGTGCACCTGCAGGCACACCGAAGGCCGCAAGAGCTTGAGGTGATCCTCTTGGCGCATGCAGTGCCAGCAATGCGACCGCATGGCCTCAGGCAGCAGATGCTTGAGGCACTCATTCGTTTTCCGCCGTGGCTTGCGGTCTTCGGATGGCTTAGGAATCCACAGGAAGCCGTGCTGCTGGCAGCGGATTGATCCCCAATGCTGGGTGTCTGGCCTAGGGTTGAAATCGCAAGGGTGGCCGCACTTGGGGCAGTCATGAAGCGAGGGGTAATCGCTCATCGCTCAGCGTGCTGCGCCCTGCCGGCGGATATCGCGGGCGATCAGGTGACGGATGAAAGCGGCGCGGCTGCAGTCGTGGCGGGAGGCTTGGAGGTCGAGGTGATCAACGAGGGTGTCGAGCATCTCGAAGGTGGCAGCGCGGGGGTTGTCGCCTGGCGGGCAGGGGATGATTGAGGCGTGAGTCGGCTCGCGGTCGCGGTCGGTGACCACCAGTCGGCGGAGGTATGCGGCTCTGCTGCAGCCTTCGTATTTGGCCTGTGCGTCGAGGTGCGCGAGGTGTTGTGGGGGTAGTTCCAGGAAGATGGATCGTTTACCGGCGACTGGGGGCCAGGTGGGCATTGGTGCGGCGCGTGCGGTGCTGATTGCCAGCATAGCGTTGCGCTTGCGCAACTGCAACGGTATGATGTGAGAGCCACCGCACCGAAGCTCTGCTCCCTGATCATGCCGACCGCTGCCCGGACCAGGCGGTGGGTGCCCTGTGTGTAGGAGCGCAGGGATCGGCCTCTGGTCTGTACGGGTCCCATCGAGGACTGCCGCTGGTTCCAGGTTGATGACCATCCGGGCGGCAGTAAGTGGGGTGGGCGGTGGCTGTTATTCACCACACACGCACCGTGGAGATAAAGCTGACGTTCCCCGAAGCCGCCAATGCTGCGCAAGTTGGAGCCATGCGCCATATATCTTCGGTGATGAAAGGCCGAAAAGATCGTTACGGAGCTGATCCTGACAAGGCATGGCAAATCCACATGGAGGGAGCCTGCGGCGAGCAAGCAGCCGCAAAGGCCTTAAATACGCACTGGCCGGCAACGCTAAATCATTTTGACAAACCAGATATTGGCTGCTGCGTACAGGTTAAAACTAGATCACAGGATTGGTTTGATTTGCTTGTTAGGCCAAGCGATCGAGACGACTATTACTTTGTGCTTGTAACCGGGTCTTTTCCGGCTTATCAAGTTAGGGGTTACATGCTTGGCGCTGATGCCAAACAATCAAAATGGCTAAAAGGGCACGGTGGCAGAGATCCAGCATATTTCGTTCCACAGAAAGACTTGCAGCCAATTGAAAAGCTCAGGCGCATTCTTGCTACTGGTGCAGCCGCGTGACCCTCACCCTCCGCCCCTATCAGCAAACCTTCACCGCCGACATCTCCGCTGCGCTGCGCATCCATCGCCGCGTGGTGGGCACGATGGCGACCGGGTCGGGCAAGGGCACGGTGGCTGCGCACATGGCGGCCACGGCTGCACAGCGCGGCCACAGGGTGTACGTGCTGGCGCACAGAAAGGAGCTGATCGAGGATCTCTCGGGCCGGATGAGCAATCACGGCGTGCGCCATGGGTTGATCGCCATGCACCGGAGCATGGACCTGAGCCAGCCGGTCCAGGTCTGCAGCGTGGACACCCTGGCCAGGCGGCTGCACAAGGTCCCGGCGCCAACGCTGATCATTCAGGACGAAGCCCACCACCTGATCGAAGGGAACAAGTGGGGCAAGGTGATCGCCGCATGGCCCAACGCCTACCTGGTGGGGCTGACGGCCACGCCACAGCGGCTGTCGGGCGAAGGCCTGGGAGAGGGGCACGGCGGGTATTTCCGTCACCTGGTGCTGGGGCCTACCGCGCAGTGGCTGACCGATCAGGGCTTCCTGGCCAGGGCAAGGGTGCTGGCGCCGCCAGGCGTGGACCTGTCTGGCATCAGGAACTTCGACACGCCGACCGGCAAAGCGAAGGCCTCGCAGATCCTCGGCGTTCGCGAGGCGATGGGCGATCCGGTTGGCCACTACCGCCGGGAGATCGCGCCGATCCACAACGGCACGGTGCTGGGGTTCTGCATCAGCGTCCCCCATGCTGCGGCGATGGCCGAGCTGTATCGAGAGGCTGGGATTCCGGCGGCATCGCTGGACGGCAAGACCGATCCAATCCTGCGCCGGCAGATGATCAGCGACCTAGGCGATGGAGTGCTCAAAGCGTTGTTCAGCTGTGAAATCGTGAGCGAAGGCACAGACATTCCCAGTGTCGCAGGCGTGCAGCTGTTAAGGCCAACAGACAGCCTGTCCCTATATCTCCAGCAGGTAGGCCGTGGGTTGCGGAAGTGCGACGGCAAGCCGTATGCCGTGGTGTTGGATCACGTTGGCAACAGCCACCGGCACGGCCTGCCGACCGATGATCGCGAGTGGAGCCTAGAGGGAAAGGTTGGCCGCCAAGGTGGCGAGAAGGCCCCATCAGTGAAGGTCTGTCCGGCATGTTTCAGTTGCATGCCCTCGGCAAAACCAGTCTGCCCCGACTGCGGCCACCAATTCACCCCTGAGCGGCGGGAGATTATGCAGGTTCCCGGTGAGCTGGTTGAGATCCAACGGCGGGAAGCGAAGCGCGAGCAGGCCACGGCCACCACGCTGGAGCAGCTGATTGACGTTGGTAAACGCCGGGGGATGAAGAACCCGCGAGGCTGGGCGCGGCATGTGATTGAAGCCAGGGAGGCCAAGCGCGGGAAGGCGGTGGCGTGATCCTGGGAGTTCGTTGGTCCAGCGCCGAGTCGGAGTTCCTTGAAACAATGGCCGGCGATCTGCCGTTAAAGGAAATCGTGCGGTTGTATCAAAGGCATGCAGCAGAACATGGCTGGCCTGAGCGCACCCATCGCGCAATTCAGCAGCGGCTGATCAGGATGGGCCACGCTGCCAGGGTGCGAACTGGTGAGTGGGTTACCAGCGGTGGTGCAGCTGAAATCCTGGGCTGTCCTGGTACCAGGGTTGAGGCCTGGCTAGGCCGGAAACACATCAAGGAGATCCTTCGACCGGTCTGGCGTGGGAAGTTTCGGTACGTAAGTCGACCGGCCTGGCGCCGCCTGGCACGGCAGCGCCCACAGGCCTTGGGTGGATTCGACGCAGATCGCCTGTTCCAGCTGCTCGAGGATCGCGAGCTGGCTGAGCAGGTGGCCAACCGGTACCCACGGCATCGCGGTGACTGGCGGATACGGTGCCTGGAGAGCGGTCAGGTTTGGCCCAGTGCCAACCAGGCGGCCGCTGAGCTCCACGTGAGCCAGGCGGCTATCACCATTGCAATACGCCAGCAACGGCCAGTGCGGGTGCTTGGCATGACGTTCGAGGCGCTGCGCGACGCGGCCTAAGGCGCCAGCCTGGCGCGGCCCCAGCGTGCCTTCTGATACCAGCTGGCGATTTCAGGTGCCCATGATTCAAAGTGCGGCCAGATCAGGCCGCAGAGGTGGCGGATCTCATCCTGTGCGTCCGCTTTGGCACGTAGGTCGAGGAAGTGCAGAGCTGCCCGCAGGCTGAACGATACAACAAAATGCTGACGCACATCAAACGGAATCGTTCCGCGTGCATGTTCTTCGGATAACCCTTCCCTGAGCCGTTGGGCATAGTGCGCAGCAGCGTCGTAACACCGTGCCAGGTCAGCAATGCGCTGATCTTCGGTGTAGGTGTACTTCGCGCCTTGACGGTCGCTGTATTCACCAACTGGCCGCAGGTAGAATACCTCTTCCACTTCTCTGGCGCCTGATACTACGTCAAGGATTCGTTGGCCGGTATAGCGACCGGATTGCACATCAAACGAAACACCAACCCGATGGGTGCGGGCTTGCTGCATTACTGAGTGCGGGAACCAGCCAACGGCAAGGGTGATCTGGGGATGCTCAAGTGGCCCGAAGTGCCCGCGTTCGCCGTTGAGTAGGCGCTTGACGGCAATTTGCCCGGCGCGGGTTTCATCGGGTATCGGTTCAGCTGCTACCCAGTTCTCGCTGTAATCCTGGTGCATGGCGGCCCAGATTGTACGCTGCGGGTTAGGCGTTTTCGTCAGTACGGCGACGCGAAACCTGGGATCGATTGTCATGCTGCGTTGGTGGTGGGTGGATTAAGCCAGCCATCGATTCGTAATGCGCGATCAGGGCAATGCCAGGATTGCGCGGCGAACCAATCACGCCAATCGGCAGATGATTTCGCGCCATTACATCGTCGGCAGGCTGGGATCAGGTTGCCGGCAACAGTGAGCCCACCAGCAGATCGCGGGATGACGTGATCAAGGGTGTCTGCTGGTTGGTTGCAGTAGGCACACTGGTAATTCCAGGCTTCAAAGATTCGTGCTCTGAATCGGTGTTTGGTAGCGCGTTTGGTGTGGAGTTCGGTTTCATCGATCAGCGATCGAAACTCCGACATGGGCGCAAGGCGCTGCTATCAGGTTTCCGGTGGGTTAGCGATTCAGGAACAAGCCGATGACACCACACCAAGAACCCAGTACACCTGAGGCGTCGGATTAGCTCTCTCGCTTCATTATCCGGCACATCCTGATGGAATGTTCCGCCATTGAACCAGAACACGCGGATCATCACGCTGCTTCTTGGAGCACTGACACCCAGATGCGACCCAGCGCAAGCAATGGAAGCACGCGATCCCTGAGGTCTACGTTGTGGAGCCGGATGCAGCCGAGCGTGGGATGCAAAGGCTGCCGTGGCGCCCACGCACCGGGCCATCCGCAGGCACTGCCGCCGCCGTGCATCATGATGCCGTCACGGCCGTACTTGCTGCCGGGGCCCTCCTGCCCCTCCTGCCCGATCAGGTCAAGTGAATACCAGCCATAAGCCCGACGATCAGCGCTGAACGTGGCTGACGGATTCTGCTCATAGTCTCGGTAAACCTTGCCGACTAGATACAGCCCTGGTGGGGTATCGCTGCCGGTGGTGTTCCACTCGGATTCACGGCCCTGGCCACGGCAGAGGCATGGAATAGACCACAGGCGTTTGCCGTCGTGTGTCCAAGCGGTGAGCGATTCGGCGCGATCATCGGCAATGAGGTGATGGTCGCCTGGCTTAAGTGGTGGCGCTTTCTTCGGCCCGACCATGCCGGCGGGTGTGGTGGTGCCTTGCTGCTGCAGCTGCTGCCCGACGAACAGCGCCACCTCTGCATTACGACGGCGGGTCAGGCCAGCCAGCGGTGTGCCGCCTGATTTGTTCCAGCGCGGGAATTCGGCGGCGACCACCACCGCCGGATCCTCGCCCGCCAGGATGCGCCGCCGCAGGGTGCTGTCCTGCATTGCGCCCACGCCGACGTTGTATGTCCAGCTGAGCAATGCAGCGACCCGGTTGGGCTGCCAGCTGGCGACCGCAGGAATCGCCCGCACCAGCGCGTCATAGAACCGCACTAGGTCGGCGTCCAGCTGCGCGTCAGCCTGCGCTTGGGTGATGCTCTGACCCTCGCGAACCACCTTGCCGCCGATGGTGGTCGATCCCCAGCCGATGGCCCATGCGCCGGCATCGGGGTAAGCCTGGAGCCTGAGGCCCTCGAACTCCTTGATGATTCTTCGTGCTGAGGGCAGCCATGCCGCAGCTGGTGCCGGCTCGGGCGCTGCTGGGCTGCCTTGGGCCCTCCACAGCTCGGTGAACTCCTGGCGCTGTTCATCGCTCAGCGACTCATCCAGCGCCTGGAGGGCTGCCAGCTGGTGCGGCGTGATGCTGCCCACCCTGGCGAGGTGCTCGGCGGCAGCGCGGACGGTGGCCAAAGTCATTTCAGATCAGGTAGGCGATCACCCAAAAGCCGATCGAGAACGTTCCAGCCGCGATGGCCGGCCCAGATGGCAGCGGGTTTGATGAATGCCTCCATCGCAATCAGCCGCATAGCGGACGCCAGCAGCGAACCAATCACGATGTCGGCAATGATTTGCGCGTCGTGGCTGCTCATGCCTTTAGCCAACGCTGAACAGTGGAGCGCGACACATCGAGCTGATCAGCGATGGCCTGCTGCGTGAGGCCTTGGGCGCGAAGGATCTTGGCTGCAGCGATCCTCGCCGTATCGTCATCCGGTTCGGCAATATCATCCGGCGGATCGGGTGTCGGCAGCGGATCTGGTGTCGGGATCGGCTCCGGCTCGGTATCCCACCGCCGGCGGATTGCAGCAGGAGCTGATTCCAGTTGCGGATTGAGGGTCATAAAACCGGCCAGCGGGCCGATGATCCCAGCGATGCCAGCAACCAACGGCAGTGCGTTGCGCTGTATTACCTCATTGCATTGCCCTTGCTGGGTTTTGTAGTAGAGGCAATCGGCAATCTCAAACCCGCTGATGAGTGCCGCTGCAACACCGGTAACGATTGCGCCGCCAAACGCTGGCGGTGCCCAGGCTGGCTGTTTCACGATCGGCAACGGTGGCGGATGCTTGAGTTTTCCGGTGTGCAAGAAAAAGCCCCACCTGACCAGAGCGGGGCTAGAGGTGTCCTCTGCTGGCAGTATGGCGTTGCACAACCGCAACGCCAGGGAATGTCAGAACATGCGGTTCAACAACGGATTCTGCTGGCCTGCGGGTCTGGTGACGTGCGGCTGTGGAGAAACAACGTCGGCACTGGATGGGCTGGGCCTTCCACCAGGGTGACGGCAGGGAATCTGGGGGCGATCGCCCGTGGTTTGCGGCCGGGTGACGTGGTGATCAGGAACGGCCGGCCGCTGCACGCTGGCCTGTGCGTCGGCAGCTCCGACCTGATCGGGTATCACAGCATGGTGGTGGGGCCTGAGCAGGTGGGCCAGCGGCTGGCGGTGTTCGCTGCGGTTGAGGTGAAATCAGCAACGGGGAGGCCAAGCAAGGAGCAGCAGCAGTTTCTTAACCACATCAGCACGGTAGGCGGCAAGGCGGGGATTGCCCGCAGCGTTGAGGATGCACAAGCGCTGCTCGGTGGCCACAGTTAGGCCAATACCGGTACGGTTGTGCCATGAAGATCACAGCAGGGGCCCACCCCGACCTGCCGTTCCCGTTTACCAACGGCCCAGAACCACCACCAGAACCACTAGGCGGGCTTGCGGAACCGTTGCGGCTGGCCAGTATGCGGCATGAGAACGGGATTCGTCAGCTGTCAGCGATGCTGAATTACTGGCTGACCCGCTCCGGCCTGGCCTATGAGCAACTGCTGGCCATTGCCAGCTGGGGGCTGAATGAGCAGGGGATGCTGGACAAGGGGACGCTGAGCAGGATCCGGAAGGGAAACCGCACCTATGGCGCATCCGTGCGGCACCTCGATGCGTTGGCTGCCGCCAACCGGGCCATCTGGCTGTGGCAGGTGAAGGGCCAGCAGAAAGCATGGGCGAGGCTTGGACCGCATACCGGCTGGGGCGTGAAGGATGAATGGCTGGATACTGCATGCTGGCTGCCGCACCCGGATCATCCAAACGAACCGCTGGAGCTGGGCGACCTGGCCGAGCTGTTGGTTGGGATCCTCGACTTGCCGTATGTGGGTCCAGCGCCGCTGTCGGCGAAGGATGCGCGGGCGGCCAGCAGCGAGCTAGGGCAGCTGCTGGACCGCCTGTGCGCCGAACGTGGCTGGGGTGCGATGGCAGGGCTCAAAAACCTGCTGCAGGCGTATCCCGTGGGTGATCGCGGCAGGCAGCAGCGGATGCGGCGGGTGATCACGGGTGAGCAGCTGCTGAGCGGAGATGAGCTGGAAGGCGAGCTGCATGCCCTGGCCGAAATGATCCGCGTTGCGCGGGGCCTCAAGCCAGGGGAGTACGGGCCTGGAGAACTGCAGGCGGAACTGATGACTGGGAGCCGTCCGCTGCGCGGATGACGGTGTAGAGGATGCCGTGGCCGTCGAGGTGGAGCTCAACGGGCCGGAAGTCGTGATCAGGGACGTGGGTGAGCATGCGCCATGCGGCATCGGCGTCTTTGTGGTCTGAGCAATGGATGCGGATCATCGGGGGCGGAGTGCCAGCGTTCTGTTTTAGTGCTTTTGTACTGTGGAAAACCGTGTATGCGGGAACTGCATAGCGGCGATGGTTTGCAGTTTGGCAACCGCAACGGTATAGTACGGGGAGCCACCACCACACACCACCGATGGCATCGATACCAGCCAGCTCAGCGCTGGCCACTGCTGGGGCAGGCACCAGCCTGAACCTCAAGGTTCAGTCACCAGATGACCTGCAGCGCTTGGCGCGGCTGTTTGCCGCGTCTGGCCTGTTCGGCCGCAGCCAGGGCAACCCTGATGCACTGATGGCCGAGTGCGCGATCAAGATTCTGGCTGGGATGGAAGCAGGCTTCGGCCCGTTTGCCTCTGCCGCTGGCGTCTCAGTGATCAACGGCCGGCCAGGGTTTGGCGCCAACCTGCTGGCGCAGGCGATCAAGCGGCACCCGCTCTACGACTACCGGGTACTGGAGAAGACGGATCAGGTGTGCCGGATCAAGTTTCTGGCAGGGAAGGAAGAGCTTGGCGTTGAGACGTTCAGCATGGCGATGGCCGAACGTGCCGGGTTGATCAAAGGCGGGCCGTGGAAGCAGTACCCCGAAGCGATGCTGTTTGCCCGTGCGCTTACCGCCGGCATGCGCACGCACTGCCCGGATGCGCTGGGCGGGATGACGGCCTACACGCCGGAAGAACTGGGCGCCCAGGGCGAGATTGACGAAAACGGTGTTGTGACCGTTGCAGTCACCGAAGCCACACCGTCACGTGATCAGGTGCAAGCGCAGGCGATGCGCCGGCTGAAGGATGCAGGCTTGAGCGGCGATGGATTCCAGGCGATGCTGAGCGAGCTGGGCGGTGAAGGCGTCACCGCACTGGGTCAGCTGAGCGATGACGTGCTGGGCCGGCTGGCGCGTGTTGGCGCGAGCGCTGAAACGATCGGCCGTTGGAACGCTGCCAACGCTGAACCCGACCCCGAACCGGAACCCGACCCATCCGATGTGATGGATCCCGACGACATGCCAGCTGCGTGGGCCGTGCCGGCCTGATTGGCTGGCCTGGCTTGTTTCATTTGTCCAACTGCAACTCCGCCATGAACGCACTAGTCCAAACCCTGCTCCGCGCCCAGACCTACAGCTTCCGTGGCCGACTGGCTGCAGACCCTGAGATCAAGTACCTCGCCAACTCCATGGTGGCCAACGCCAAGATGGCAGTTGACCACCCTGAGAAGAAGGGTCGTGACGACGGCAAAGAGCCTGATTGGCTGAAGCTTGAAATCTGGTTTGAGGCAGCCGAAGAGTTCGCCAACAACGCCAGGAAAGGCCAGCTGATCGACTGCACCGGTCGGATCCGTTTCGAGTCATGGACCGATAAGCAAACCGGTGAGCCGCGCCACCAGCCGGTACTGAAGCTACACAGCTGGGCGCCAGTTGACACCACCGCGCCGGCCACCGCTGCCAAGCCTGCTGCAGTACCTGCTGCCGGTGGGTCGGTGTGGGAGTCGAGCGCTGGCGACATCGGCGAAGACGACGTTCCGTTCTGACCCATGCAGATCACCACCATCCGCCAGCAGCTGAACGACCTGCTGGCCTACATCGAAACCGATCAGCAGGCCCTCGCTGCCGAACAGGCCGCCGTGGCCCGTGCCACTGAGGCCCTGCACGAATCCCCGGCGCTGCAGGCCGCACTGGCGCAGGGCCAGGAGATCATGCGCGGCCGGGTAGTTGCGTTGATCGATGCGCAACGGGACGTGTTGCGCCCCGGAGCTGCGACCACCGTGCTTGAGGCACTGCGCCGCCAGGTGCTGGAGGTGTCCTCATGACCCTCTCCATCCTCGCCGGCCTGCTGCAGATCATCTGCGTTGAGGCCGTGGTGGGCGCCTGCGTGCTGGCCACGTCGCTTTGGTGGGCTGCCTGCCAGCGGCTCAACCGGGAGGGGGAGTGATGTTCCCACCCCTGAATGAGCAGCGCTGCAGCGGCTGC